TTCTTGTCTATTAGGTCACTGTCAACAGCATTTAAACTATTATACACTATTTGGTCTACATTTTCAACTTCAATATCGTCTACTACTCGCCAGTCCTGTGCATGTTCTTCTTTTTTAGTAGGCATAAGTGTTATCTCTCTTACACCAAACTGTTGACTGAATGTTTCTTTGATAAAAGTTGCTTCTTCGTAACTGATTGCAATGTCCAATGTTGCTCTGCAATAAGTTTTATCATTGAGTATCACATCTGGTTCATCTATCAGTCTACTCAAACTAACAGTTCTATATCTTGGGCCTGCAAAGTCTACATACTCAGGCTTGCCTCCCCATTCTAATATCATCATACCACGTTCATCGTCCCAAGCATCAGCATAGTTGTGTGGAAAAGGACTGCCCAAATAGTGTACATTGCCTTTGTGTTGTCGTTTGTGAAAGTGTCCAGTAAACACATACTCTGGACCTTGCAAGTGTTCTGCATTCAGTTGTCCGTGATCTGGCATTTCTACCATAGCATTCATTTTAAAGTAAGGCAGTTCAAAATGTCCAAACATGTATCTACATTTTGTTTTGCTTACTTGTGTCCATTCGTCTCCTACCAGCCAAGGCACAAGTGCAACATCATCTTGTACAAGTGTTTGTTCATTTACAAGATGTACATTGTCAAACAGTTCTGCATAAGGCAAACTATTATAGTCACGTTTTTCTCTGTAGTACAAATCGTGGTTGCCAGTAATCATGTACACACGTTCAAATGCTTCACTTAGTTTGCGTACATTGTTTACACTGTAATTGAGTGTGCTGACATTTACACTGGCTCTGTGATGATGCCAGTCTCCTAAGAATATACAGGTTTCGCAGTTATTGGCTTTTGCTTGTTGCACAAACCAATCCACAAACTCTGCACAATCTTTGTTGTGTGTCTTGCTGTTGTTTTTGTTGCCAAAGTGTATATCAGTAAAACAGGCAACGCGATTAAAAAATGTCATGGTTGTTCATATATCCAGGTTACAGTTTTGTTTAGTATAGTTTCATAACTATACCTTGTCAACCTAGATATTGAATCCGTGTTCCTTGCGTTCTTTATCTGCTTTTTCGTCCCATTTGGCACGTTCTGCCATCTCATGTTCAATTTGGCGTGTCCAACTTGGTGTTTGACCTGCTTCTTGTAGTAGGTCATCTCTGATGTTTTGATTGCGTTTCTCTAGGTTAAGCACCCTAGTGAAACTGTTGGTTACTGCGGCTGTGTAGTATGCAAAAGGATTTTCACTTTTAAGTTCGTTGAACTGTAATCCAATTTGTGATAACTGCAATAATGCATGGCTACGCATTTCATCTACATATGTGTATCCTCGCCAGTTGCTACGCATACTGTACCTCTCGCATAATTTTATAAACATTTTTGCTAGATTGTTTGATATAGCACCATGTTGTGTGTTGAATTTACCATTGTCAAGTCCACCTTCCCAATGGCTCCTAAGGCATTCTTTTAATTCACCATGCACATATGCATAGTGTTTAAAAGGAGGAAAGTTGCACTTGCTGTGATGATCTGCTACTGTTTTAGGTTTGTTTTTTCTACCAGGCTCCAATGGTACATGTTCAAATGTCATTAGTCTAAAAACTAGACTTTGTTCGTCTATTGTGTCTGGATCTATTTTGTAATTGATTTGTTTTGGTTTCTGACTTTGTTTGCTTTTAGGATCATTATACCATTCTAAATATGCAGTTTCATATGCTTCTGTACTTAATTGTCTTGCTCTATTTTCTTTTGCTGTTTGAATAACTTCAGGTTTGTTAACATCTTCTAAGTCTTCGACGATTGTATCAAATCTTGCATACTCGTCGTCTAGTACATAACAAAAGCTCAATTTGCTTTTGTGTATTTCCTTTAGCATGTCCTTGTTGTTTAAATAATTTTGTTTCCTCATTGTAATTCCTTATTTGATTCCATTATACACAATATTTGGTGCAATGTCAATAACTACACATATAATTATCCTATAAATACAACTATAGGAGACACCCAATGAAATATGCACAGTTGACAGAAGATATAGCAAAAGATATTGCTGTTTTTTACGGTGGTAGATTTCAGCCTATGCACAAAGGTCATCATAAGGTTTATATGGATCTAGTGGAACAGTTTGGTTCCTCTAACGTATTTATCGCTACTACAGTAAGCAAAACTGCGACACCTGAGCGTGATCCTTTTAGCTTTGATGAAAAACGTATGATAATGAATGACATGTTTAACATACCTTTGAACAACATAGTGCAGACACAACCATACAGACCAGACGTAAAACTAACTGGCAAAAACCCAGATGATACTGCGGTTATACTTGTATTCAGTGCCAAAGATGCAGGTAGGTTAAAAAGAGGTGGCTTCTTGCGAGATTATGAACCAGGTGCTGAAATGGTACCTAGTGACCAGGGTGCTTACATACTTGAAGTGGGCATACAAGAAGGCGGTATGAGTGCTACAGATTTTAGAACAGCAATGAAGAATGACAGCCTAAATGACAATCAAAAGATGATGATTTTTAGAGAATTTTTTGGCACTATTGAGCCCAAAACATACGAATTTATAAGGGATAAACTTAATGCCAGTGCTAGCTAAAAACCGTGCTAAATTAGTCTTAAAACCAAATGCACCCAGTATTTTTCTTACAGGACCTGCACAAGTGTTACAACAACACAGAGGAATTATGTTTCCTATACAACCAGATATTGTTTATGCACAGTCTGTGGGTTATAGTCCTTACGATTTGACACATACCAATTATACATACAATGCCTACAGAAATACTCCAAGTCCAAGTATACAGGTAACAGCTCAGTTTGCTAGTGTTACAGATGAAGAAGCTAGATATACCTATGGGGTTTTACACTTTTTAAGAAGCGTTACTAAAATGTTTTTTGGAAAAAATCAAACTAGTCCAGTTGCAGGTACACCGCCTCCTGTGTTAGAATTCAGTGCGTTTGGCCAACAACAATTCAACAATATACCTGTTGTGTTAACAACATTTTCAACTACATATGATTCAAATGTTGACTTAAAGCTAGTTGATGGCGATACACAAATACCAGTTATGATGAATATTTTTATTGACATAGCTGTACAAATCAACCCAGATAAACAAAAGAACGAATTTACTACAAATGAATTTATAAGTGGTTCTGCTTATCAGCGAGGATTCATCTAATGGCAAGAACAAAGTACAGTACACAAAGCAATTATGGTATAACTCCTATTAACAAAAAATACTTAGAAATATATCAACCGCCTTTGACAGCTGACAGTCTGTCAGAAGAAACAACAACTCTTATTGTGCAACCCAAGTTTAACAAAAGACCAGATTTACTAGCATTTGAAATGTATGGTAGTGCTAAACTTTGGTGGGTATTTGCACATTATAATAGAGACAAACTAGTTGATCCCATTATGGATTTTATTTCAGGAACAAAAATAGTCGCACCAAAGACCTATAGAATCACAAGGACTGCCTAATGGCGCAATTTAGTTTCTATCAAGATAATGTACTCAACAGGTTCGACAACTGGACCTACAACTGGACAATGTATATGATACGTCCAGAAGATGTTGGTCAAGTCAATGACATTATTGGTACAAACAGAGTAAAAATAATAGCACAAAGTGGTGTTGAATCTGAAATCAACATTGTTAGTGTTGAACACGATCTGAAGATGGCGTTTAACAAACAACAGCAAGACAGAGAAGCCTTGGCAAATGTGTTTAGTTTTAGTTTGAGCGAACCTTTGGGTGCAACACTGTACACTAGAATATTCAAAGCCGCCAAAGATTTGGGCATACCTAATCACTTGAAAGCATGTTATTTGCTGGAACTAAGATTTATAGGTTATGAAACGGACGGTACTCCTGTAGACAATATCACAAGTCCTTACTATTGGACTACAGTAATGACTGGACTTGATTTTCAATACAACGAAGGTGCAACTCAATATAGAGCAGATCTAGTTGAAACAACACAAGAAAGTTTCAAAAAACTTAATCTTTACATGAACAAAGCTGTACAAGTTACAGGTTCAACATTTGGTGAATATTTAAGCAATTTGCAAGAGATGATCAATGAACAAGAAAAACGCAAAGTAATCAACAGTACAGCTAGAACATTTCCTCATCAGTATACATTTGGTTTTGGTGACAGGGCTGAAGAATGGAAAGATTGGGCATTTGATGTTGCTAGCGGAGATAATCCACTGACTAGTGTGAGTATAACAGGATCTGGATCGTTAACATTTAATATCAAAAAAGGTACAAGCATAAGTGACTTGATACTGGTAGGATTGTATCAAACAAAAAACTTTAGAAAACTTCCAACAGACAAGGGAGGATTTCACAAAGATAATCCAAATGATCCTGTAGCAAAAGCAAAAACATTCAGCGATTTAAGTGCCTGGTTTGCATTTGAAACTGATTGCAAATATAGAGTGTATGATTTTATAGCCAGAGATTATGCAAAAGATTTCACAATAAACATACAGCGTATAACAGTGCCTGAACTACATCACGACGTTATTGCATATGAAAAAGTAATAGCTGACAGAGGTATCCAAAAAGAACGCATAAGAAACATGGCACTGAATGAAACATTGGTAAAACGCTTTGATTATTATCATACTGGTCAAAACACAGAAGTATTGAGTTTAGACATTTATTTGAATCAAACGTATTATCAGATACAAGCACTCAATCAAGGTGCTGGTAAATTTATTGGTCAATCACAAGCAGGTGCTGGTAGTCCAAATAACGATTACAACATCAAGTCTACTGAACTACAGAACATAAACAAAGAAATTCGATCATTGAATGATGATTTAATAGAACTGCAAAATAAAAGAAAAACATTTAAAGAAAATTTACAAAACAATAATTTTTCAGGACCTGAAGGCTCTAGTGTAGATAGAATTGCCAACAGGATGACAGAATTTGATAATCAAGAAAAAGATATCAAAGCAAAAATTAAAAAACTAGAAGACAGTAGAGGACCATTGGAAGATCAGCTTATTCCCTTACTTGAAGAGGAAGAAGCAAGAGAAAGATTAAGACAAGGTGATGTAAATCAAATCACAGGTGGAAGATACTTGACACAATCTGAGCTTATTGGTACAGCCAGAGGAGATGATGAAACACACCCACTAACACATGATATAACCAATATCAATAGTAAAGCAACAAACGGCCCTGACCAAGATGATACAAGCGGTGCAGTATATTTGGGTGCAGTAGAACTAAACCTAAATTCCTTAGGAGACTTGGTTTCTCAACGTATTAGTATCAAAGGAGATCCTTACTGGTTAGGCAGACCACGTAGGAGAACAAGTCACCCTGGAGCTCATTACGGACGAGGTGGCGTAAGCTATTTTTTAAATCTAAACTTTCCAACATATCCAGACGAAGGTACAGGACTAATGCAAATACCAGAATCTAACTTTGGTATTGTTGGATTGTACAGAGTTATAAGTGTCAATGCAAGATACAGCGAAGGTCAATTTACTATGGACCTTGATGCTTTCAGAGATATCAACACCAATCTCGGACTTGTTTGGGAAGAAATAAGCACAGGTGTTATTGACATTGAACCTACTAAAAAACAAGAGCCGCTCAAACTTCCAGAGGACCAAGGCGAAGGTGACGGAGAAACAGGAAGTGAATCACCAGATATAACTGGTCCTGAACTGATAGAAGAAGGCATTGTTGATGGCAATGTTACCAACCCTAGTGTAATAGAATCACAAATTGGTTCTGCTAGCACAATACGAAACCAAGCAATCAAACCTGAACTCAAAAGTATATTGGCATCAGCGGCACAAAAAAGCGGATTAGATGTTGAAGTATACAGTGGTGGTCAGCCAGCTAGAGGATCAGGTGGACGTAGAACAGGTACAACAAGACACGACAATGGCGCGGCGGCTGATATTAGATTAAAAGATTCGAGTGGTAGAACTCTAAGTTTAAACAATCCAGCTGATGTTCCTCTGATACAAAACTTCCTAAGAGAAGCCAAAAACGCAGGAGCAACAGGTATTGGTGCTGGCAACGGCTATATGGGAGACAATGGATTTCATGTAGATATTGCCGCAAAATTTGGACAAGCACCCGGAGGTAGTTCTTATTGGGGCGGAAGACCAGATGGCAGTGGTAGAATTAGAGCAAAAAATGCTCCACAATGGTTAAAGGATATTATGATAGGTTAATAAAATGGCGAGATATTCAGGAAGTAATGATTCAGGTACAGGTTTAATGGCACAGCATGATGCCACAAAAACAGCTGGCGGATTAGCAAAATATACTGGTGTCTTTATATGTAAAGTAATCGACATTGTTGATGACAGATATGAAGGATATATGTATGTTGAGATTATTGGCGAAGGCTATGTAGGTGATACAGATACAAAAGCCAATAGGCACAAATATCAAAGAGTAAGACGTTCAAGTCCTTATGGAGGTTCCTATCAATATGCAAATGCAACCAATACATATGGATTTAGCAGTCATCCACCTGCTCCAGGCAGTCAAATACTTGTTGCATTTCCTGCCAACAGTGATACTGGAATAATGATTGGTGTTTTACCAGATGTGACTAGAAATGCAAGTTATCCTAATAATCCAGCAGGATTTATAGACAGTCAGTCTGAGACAATTGGTCCAACACTAGATACTAGTGTTTTTAAACAAACAGATAAAAATGAAAGACCAAGAGCATCAGCAGAAACAGTTAGAAACAGTGAAGAATACAGTGACAAAACAATGGATGGAGAAGCACATGCTGGTCAAGGACTAGGACTTGATAGCATTAGAGGTTTAAGCAGTAGTAGTTTTAGAAGAGAATCTCCAACACAAGTTTTGGGTATGAATACACCAGGTGGTCACAGTCTAGTAATGGATGATGGCACACTACCCAACAGTGAAACTTGTCTTACACCAGACAAAGATAGAAAAGGCGGCAAAAGTAATCTTGTAAGACTAGCAAGTGCTGGTGGCGCTCAAGTATTAATGCATGATAGTACAGGTATAATTTACATTATAAGCCAAACAGGAAAAACTTGGATACAAATGAGTGCAGATGGAAAATTAGATTTGTATGCAGAAGAAGATATTAGTATGCACACTACAACAGATTTCAATTTATATTGTGGTGGCGACTTCAATCTAGATGCAGATACCATTAACATGAAAGCTAGAAAAGGTGATATGAATGTTGAAATGGCAATGGGAGAATTCAACTTACATGCAAACAAAGATATTAAATTGACAAGCGATTTAAACGGACATATCAAATGTGCTGGCTACACAAGAATGACAGCTCAACTTATTGATTTAAATGGCCCTGAAGCCACAGCCGCTACAAAACCCACAGTTAACAATCTCACTGTAAATCAAAGTGTAAAACAAAGTATTACAAGTAGGGTACCAGAAACTGAACCATGGGGCGGACATGCTGAAGAACAAGAACCGTTAGCACAAGTAGCCAGTAGTGACCAACAATTTAGTGCAAAAGATATTGACATGAGTAGTATTACAAATAGACAACAACCTAATGTAAACAAAAATAATGTAAAATCAAAAAGTGGTAGTAATCCTAGGAATAGTCAACAAAATGTAGAATCGTTTAACGAAAATCCAAACAATAATAATTCGGCAGGACAAAATCTTCCTGCTCAATTTAATAGTAGAAAAGGTGCAGTGTAATGGCAGAATTTTTAGATGTACCTTTACAACTAACAAAAGTTTGGAGTGACTTTGTTGTAAAAAACGAAGATGATTATCAGGACAGACTGGATATCAACACAATTACCAGCAGTGAAAATGCAAGACTTGTGGCTTTGAATTTTTTTAGCGATTACAGTGGATTGGATGGCACTGCATACGGTGAAGGTTTATTTAATTTTGGAATGACTGAACAAGAAGCATATGATATATGGGAAGAAAACTATAACAATCAAGAACAACTTGCTAAAAAACAACTTATAGCAAATGGAGTAACTAGTATATCGCGTAGTGCATACGACGGTATGATATTGCTCAATTGGGCAACAGGAAAATTGTTGAATTGTAGCATTGGAGAACAAGAATATAAACTACTGCCTAGCATACTAAAAGGTGATTACGAAAGGATTGCAAATATTATTATTAATAGTAGTGTTAACAAACAACAATGTCAAAAAATTGCTACGATTGTAAGACTTGCAGATTACGGAAAACCTAAGACTAGAACTTGGCAACGTGAACAAGGTGTGTTTACAATGCGGGATCTAAATGAAAAGGGCACTCTTAGCACAGACCAGTTGAGAAGAGCAAGATTCAGCTATTATGCTGAAACTGGTAATTTCCTTCCTAGAACACCCGAAAGTTTGCAAAGACAAATTGCTAAAACATATGAAGATACATTGATAATACAAACATTTACATTCAACGGAAACAATACGTTTAGTTTAGAACGTGCAGTGAGTATGGATCCTATTGAAAAATTAAAAGTAACAATAAATGATGCTATTCAACAACATTTTTATGACTTCACTCTTAATGGAAATTCCCTTACAATAAGCAAAAGTATGAACACTGGAGATATTGTTAAAACTGTAATTAAGATATAAACTTAGTATTTAATTTTACCATAAATAATAGTATGGTAACCTATATCGGATATAGCACAATAGACAGCATTAGTGGTAGCAAAACTCTTACTGATTCAGAGCTTGCAAAACGTGATTTATTGAATCACTTTTACACTAGACGAGGAGAAAGAGTAGGAAATCCTACATTTGGAAGTATATTACCAGATTTAGTATTTGAACCACTTGATGCTTTGACTGAAAGACAAGCATTGGATGATGTTAGCACTATTGTAAACAACGATCCACGTTGGAATGTTTTAGAAACACTACTAAGCAAGCCAACAGAACACAGTTTAGAAGTGAAGGTTAGATTAGAATATATTGATACAGGAACAGCAGAAGAACTGTTTCTAAGATTTACAGGTGAGGAATAATGGCACAAGGCGCACGTCAAAGTAGTTTGTTTGCGGCAGAAGATTTTACAGTTGCATACGAAAGTTTTGCACAAGCAAATCTCAAAGCATATGATTTTGATACCATACGCTCAGCAATGGTTGATTATATCAGTACAAACTATCCAGAAAACTTTAATGACTATATTAATAGCAGTGAATTTGTAGCACTAATAGAATTAATTGCATTTCTAGGACACAACCTAGCTTTTAGAGCAGATTTAGGTCAAAGAGAAAATTATTTAAGTACAGCAGAACGTAGAGACAGCGCCTTGCGTATTGCTGAATTTTTAGGTTATACTCCTACTAGAAATGTTGTAGCTAGTGGTTATCTTAAAATTGATAGTGTACAAACTGATGAGCAAGTATTTGATGCTACAGGAAATAGTTTAGCAAATGTGGTAACACAGTTTGAAGATGTTACAAATCCTGCAAGTTACCAAAACTTTTTAGCTATTATGAACAGTATTCTGCAACCTAGCAGTCAGTTTGGATCTCCTTTTAGCACAGCAAACATTGGAGGCATAACACACGACATTTATAGAACTAATAGTACAAACAATACAACAAACAAAGAATTTACAAACAAAATAAGCAATAACAATGCTACTTTTAGTTTTCACAGTGCAAGTGTTGATAGTACAACAAACACAGTAATTGAAAAACGACCTGATCCTTATGCTGTGACAGACTTGCTTTATAAAAATGATAACAGTGGTTTTGGTTCACCTAACACAGGATTTTTTATTGGATTTAAACAAGGAACTCTTAACTTCCAAGACTTCCAAATTGACAACGGATTGCCAAATATGGCAATTGACATCAATGCAGATAATGTTGCCAATGGTGAAGTATGGGTACAGACTATTGACGAAGTTGGACAAATACAAAAAAGTTGGACAAGAGTTGATAGGCTATTTGGCGCCAACACATTGTTTAATGCAAGACAAAATAAAATTAGAGATATTTACAGTATTAGTAGTAGAGAAGATGATCAGATCAGTATTGTATTCAGTGATGGAAGATTTGGAAATATCCCAAGAGGTATTATTAGAGTTTGGTATAGAACAGGACTTAACAGAACATACAGTCTAACTCCAGATGGATTCAACAAAGTTTCATTTAACATTGAATATATCAGTGCAAACGGAAATACGCACACTGCAAGATTCAGTGCAAGTTTAAAAAGTGTAGTGAGTAATGCAAGTGAAAGAGAAAGTATTGCTAGCATTAAAGCAAATGCTCCAAGATTCTTTACTACACAAGACAGAATGGTCACAGCAGATGATTACGCTATTGCTCCTCTAACTGCTAGTGAAAACATTAGAAAAATTAAAAGTGTAAACAGAGTACACAGTGGTCACAGTAGATTTAGAGACATATATGATCCTACAGCAACTTACAGTGACGCAACACAGTATGCTGATGATGTTTACATGTATGAAAACGGTTGTACAAAAAGAAGTGTAGTAAGTTTGCCTACACCATTAAATGGAACACAAATTTATGACAAGTATATTAAGCCTCGTTTAGCTGATCCTGAAATATTTAATTTTTATTACAACAGACAAGGATATTCCAGTACTACATATGATGCACACAAACATTTTACCAATACTACAGATAGCATTAATTTCTTTAATAATGATGGTACTGCTAATAATGTATATAGATGGAATCAGATTACAAAAGGAAGTGGAAGTTGCAGTGGTTATATTACACTTAACAGTAATATACAACGCATGGGACAAACAACAACCAGTGTACTCAGTAAAGCAGATATCAATGGACTGGTAGAATTCATTGATGCTCCTTATAAAATGGGTTATGTAGATCAAGCAACTGTAACAACAGGAGGTAGTGGATATACTAGCACTCCTACGGTAACTATTACTGGTAAAGGTACAGGTGCAACAGCTATAGCCACTTTTGCAAACGGAGAAGTAACATCAGTTGCTATCACTAATAGTGGAAGCGGATATGATCAAAGCACCAATATCACAATATCTGGTGGTGGTGGCAGTGGTGCTACTGCAAGAGCAACTGTACTAGATGCAAAGACACAATGGGTAAAAATTGATAGACTTTACAAAGACGGACTTGGCGATGATGACAGTGCAGGTAAACCAACAGGTATAGATAATACAGGAAAAGGAAGTATTGTTTTAAATGATGTGGTTGCCAGCGGAGCAAGAATCAGTAGAATAGTCCCAAGACTTAGTACAGACTTAGACGAAACCACAAGAACAAATCTTATTAACAAAATTGAAAATCAAAATGGGTTTGGATTAAGATATAATGCAGGCAGTCAAAAATGGATTTTAATTGATAGCAGTAATTTGCCTTTAAACAGTACAGCATTGAATGATGTTAGTAACTGGAGTAGACAACACGAAGGTGACGGATCAAGTACAGGTATTGATAACAGCTGGATAATAAGACTTAACTATGGTGTGAATGAATGGGAAATGCTTGTAAGAAAAACACAATTTGTAGTAGGTAGTCCTAAAAAACTTAAATTTACAAATCTCAACTTCACAGAAACATTTAGCAGTGAAACACTTAAACCTTTGAGAGATAATGTTAAAGTTTTAAGTATTAATCCTACTAGCCCGTCGGATCCAAATCCATTGGGCAGAGATTATCAATTCAATGCTTATGGGTACTTCACATATGAAGATGGATACACGGATCCACACAATGTAAGAGTAACTTTAGCAGATCCTGATAATGACGGATATCCAAATAATCCAGAAGCATTTACAAAAATTGTTGGTACACAAACTATCAAACTTGGAACAAAAACAGTTGATGGTTTCACTTATACGGTGCAAGATGAAAATGATGGCACAAGCGTAGTGACAGGCGTAGGAAGTCTTCATACACAATACAATAGAATTGCTGATATCAATCATTTAATTGATCCAAGTACTACAAATATCATTGACACTTATGTATTGTTGGAAAGCTATAACAATACATTTAGAAATTGGGCATTGTTTGATACAAGATTAGAAACACGACCTAACCCTCCTACAATAAGTGAACTTACTGATATGTTTGAAAGTTTGAACACTAAAAAATCAATCAGTGATCAGGTGATTTACAGACCTGTAAAATATAAGATTTTGTTTGGAGATTTAGCAAGTGGTGAACTACAAGCAAAATTTAATGTTACCAAGACACCAAATACATCACTCAGTGATACTGAGATAAAACAGAGAGTCATCAATTTGATTGATACATATTTCAATATTGATAATTGGGACTTTGGCGAAGATTTTTATTTTACTGAAATGGCGGCATTTATACACAACAATATGATTGGTGAGATAAGCCAAATTACTATCGATAGTGTAGCAACGCCAGACAATAGTACTGCACTATTTCAAATAAACAGTAGTAGCGATGAGTTGTTTTTGCCTGTAGTACAAGCAAACAACATTAGTGTGTCAAGTACTAGCTTAGGAAATTTAACTACAATTGGTGAAAACACTATTAGTTCTGGAGGCTATTAATGAGCGAACGTAAACCTAATCCATATATTGCTCCTAAGATTACTCGTCCTGGAGAAAGTGTAAAGAAAATAGGATCAAGACGAGTAACGGATTTGTTACCTGACATTCTGCAAACCACAGTTAATAAACAGTTTTTTGATAGCACATTTGAACAGTTGATGTCAACTGGTAATCTAGAACCTATTAGAAATTTTGTAGGTGAAACTATAGGTGACAGCAAGTTTACTCCTAGTATTGAAGATGATTATCTACTACAGAATAAACCAAGTGATGCATTTCAATTTGCACCAGCAATGATCAACAAGAATCAAGACAATAGTATCGATCAAGTATTAGCATATGATGACCTAATTAACAGTTTACGTTATAACGAACTTAATGTAAACAACCACAGTAAACTATTCAATGAAAAAGGCTACACATTAGATATACCAATCAATTATGATATGTTTATTAATCATCACAGATATTTTTGGGTATTGGACGTACTGCCTCCTAATGAATTAAAATATACAAGTTTCTTTGACATTGACACAATTATAGGTGAGACTACATACACAACTCCTACAATGCTTAACGGCAGAAGCATTACACTAGAAAATGGTATGAGGATTAGATTTTGTCCACATACAGTTGATAGATTTACACAAACTGTACCTGGTAATACAGTGTTCACAAGTACAGAGCCCAACGCTGTAAAATTTTTAGTGTATGTGAATAACACAAAGAAAACTATTAACACAGATTATACAATCACTAACGGTGTAGTGACACTTAGCACTGCTCCAGCGTTAACTGATGAAATTGAAATACATGCTTATTATCAATTCAGTGCTTCAGGAAATAACGAGAATGATGCAGTTTATATCGTTGATGGCGTCGGCGAACCAGAAGGTATTGTTTTCACAAAACAATTTGAACCTGGACAATATCAAGGTAAACAAGGCAAAAGAATTTGGAATAATGTAACAGTTTACAACAACCAAGAGCCTAGTGGATTTGATGCAGATGAATTTGCGTTCGACAAAAGACCTTTTGATCTCAGAGAACATAGAATGACCACAAAAGATTATACTGTTGAGCAAAGACATGGTCCTGACAGAAGTGCATGGAGCCGTAGTAACTTATGGGTACATGAACAAACAATAGAAAACAGTTTAATCTATCAAGGCACATCAGATAACATCTATGCTATAGAAAGATATAGAGCTGTAAGACCAATAATTGAATATAAAAAAGGTATAGAAAAATATCGTAACGGCACTTTCTTTAAATTAAATGTAGATCATTATTTAGAATCTAAAGATGATCCAGCTACAAGTATTGTTGGTAAAACAAGTTATAGTGTAATAATGAGTGGCATAAGTGATGAATGGACCGCAGGTACAGGATACGAAAGAGGCCAAAGAGTTAAAGTTACAATGGGAACTTCTCCAAACTTTGTTGTGACTTTTTGGGAATGTGTAGAAGCACACGGAGAAAGTTATAATCCTACTCACGGAAGCAATCATAGATATTGGGAGCAAATTGTTCCTGTTGAAGTTGAAGATAATGATTTAATAATTTTCTTTGGATCATCCAATGCAACTTACAATAATAAAATATGGGAAGTTGGCGGAGTAGGCTCGGGTATTACGCTTACAGAAAGATATAATTTTGATGGCAGTAATGGTGCTATACAACTTAATGACGGTGAAAAAATATTATTGCTCAATGGATTCAACACTTTTGATTCAGGACAAAGTCAGACAATTGGCGGATATGGTGCTGGAGAAAGAGAAGCTCCAAAAAGTGGAGCAGAGTTATATGTAGACAGTACAACAAATTCAGGTTGGAGATATGCTAGGCAAAAAGAACATAGAAGCCAAGGAATGCCTGTCGTGCTATATGATACAGACTTAATAGCCATTGATACTGAATCAAAATATAGTAACAGTGATTTTGCAGGCGCAACATTATTTGATTTTGTACATAACCAAAACAATGATTATGATATAGCACTAGGATTTAATCCGGAATATGTTGACTATGGAAATAATCCAGGTTTAAATTTTCACTGTGAAATACTAGATAAAAGATTTACATTCGTAAAACAAAGTAGCGATAGCAGTAGAAGTAATCAGTCAGAGATAAAAGGTTATTACTACTATAAAAATTTCACAAACAACCGTTACTTCAACATGTGGAGTGAAATAAGAAATGCACAACCAGTTAACAAAAAAATTAGAAAAGTTGTATCAGACACAGCTAATCCACTTGTAGTTGATGTTGGGCATTCAGCATTTGTTGGAGATAGATGTTTTAATGTATTCAAAGAATTTGGATTGCTCGGCATAAGCAGTCAACCTACTACAGATATTACAGTAGGAAAAGTAAACAGAATTGGTGGAAAACTTCCAACTTTGTTTTTACACAATAACAATACCTACACATTCAATACAATGTTTACACAAGCAGAAATTGAATTTGTAAACACAAATGGATCTCCAGTAGGTGCTGGTATAACAAGAACTGCTGGCAGTGGCAATCAGTTTGATTTGCAGATAGGGACACCTACTGTGTCAAGTATCAAGTATAGACTTGCGGCAGATCCAGCAAACTTTGGCACAATATTCTTTAGTGATAATCCAAATGAAACAAATGTAAAAGTTTATAAAAATGGTGATACCTTTACCAACTACAGTCATACAGGAAATCTAATTAGCATTACAAGTGGATTGATAAAAGATGATGTTTATGAATTTCATTTTATGACCCATGAAAAATACTCTCCCACAGGAGAAGGTCAATTTGACGTTGCTGATGTACAAAAGTTTAATCCACAAAATATAAATTTTGGTAAAGTAAGCTACGGTGATTTGATTAATCATCTGACAGAACAAATGACTTCAAATCCTTTGTTTAATGGACAAGTACATGGTACAAACAATTATAGAAATATTGTACAATTACATGAAAGTGGAGGTACAATCAGGCAACAACCATACAGTACTGAATTGCTTAATCAACTATTGGTAGATGTAAGTACGAATCCTTTTAGCAGTCTACAGTTTACAAGTGCAAATTATGAACAGTTTAAAGAAAAATTTAAGAGTAAAATTGTTCAACTACATGAAAGTTTAGATGAAACATTACCAGTTTATCATCTTGTTGATAAAACATTGGAAGCACTCAATTTAGGTAAAAACAAATCTAGTGTTTTTGGCAACAGTCAGATGGCAATGTACAGAGATTATAAAAGTGTAGACGTAAGTTGGGTTCAAAATCAAACTCCTACATTTAATCTTCCAGAAGAAGTAAACAACTATGATGATACATTTAATCATATACAAGTTTGGATACAAATTCCAGACGCCAATGGATATCACAGTTGGATAGCCCTTACTAAATTTAAAGATTATACATTGACAGGAAACAAAATCACTATTACCAAAGGTGGTGCAAATTCTTTCCCAAGCAGTGGTAAAAACTTTGCACACATAAGATGGTATCCTAGAACAAGTGTAAGTTTTGTACCTCCTAGTGCAGTAAAGTTAGGATTGATGGAACAATTTGTTCCTGAGATAAGAAGCGATTATAGTCAAAACAGTACAGGTACAGCAACAGATAATGTAATAATAGGACACGATGGCAGTGTACATGTCCGCAATGGAACTGAGCTATTTCAAAGACAACAAGTAGGATTTGATCCTGTTGATGCAGGACTTTGGGATTTAGAAAATAGAATTTACAATAACCTTAGCAGTGATTTGACATTGACTGTAAATCAGAATGCATACATGCCAAATGCACACAGACCAGCAGTATATACTTGGAGTCAGGTCAATGAAACAATTAGAAGTGAATTCAACAAATATAAAGCAAATAACAACATTACAGAACTAAACAGCAACACATATTATGATGCAACAGACAAATTTACTTGGAACTATAGCAGTGTAGGTCCACAAATTGGTGGTTGGAGAGGACTGTATCATTTCTATTTTAACACAGATAGACCACATACACATCCTTGGGAAATGCTAGGACACAATTTAAAACCAACTTGGTGGGACGCAAATTACAGTTGGACTGATGCAGTAAAAAGACAAGCATTATTGCTAGCATTACAATATGGACAAACAAGTGATCCAGCCTTAGGTGCAAACAATCAAACATATGATATTAATTATTCATATAAAAACTATGACTGGAACAATCAAACACTTGTAACATTGCTTGGCGCACTTAATGATCCTGAGACAGCAGGTGTGGTTCCAACACCAACTGAACCAGCCAAAGATTTTGTTTTTGGAGATTGGGGTCCGGTTGAAGCTGAATGGCGCAGAAGTAGTCAAGGTAAAATTGCAATGATACTTGCATTTTTGAGAACAAGACCTTTGATTGTACTTAATAACTATTTTAGAACTGCAAGAAGGCAAATTAAAAATCTTGCTGGTTATGATCACCCACAAGAAATAGATATTGATGAATTGAAACTAATAAGTTGGAAAGATATTGATATTAGTGGTAGTAGTATAACTGGAAAGATAATTGAAAGTGTAAGGGTACTGTCAGGCGGCAGTGGATATACAAGTGCTCCTGATGTATCAGTAAATGATAATTTTGGCACTGGCGGAGCAATACAGACATATATTGAAAATGGCGAAGTTGTTGGAGCAAGCGTACATAGGCAAGGTCAAAAATATTTTAACAGACCATTGTTAGAAATTGCAACAGGTGGAGCATTGCTTGATCCTATACTGGCTGAAGATGCAACACACTATTATAACGGACTTAGCAATGCTATAATTAACTTTGGTGTTGGTTATGGTATGGATGCAGATACACTCAAAACAAGATTGAATAATTTAAGTTATCAAGCGATTGTTAAAGCTGGCGGTTTTGTTAATAGAAATAACAAGTTTATTTTAGAAAGCAGTCAGGACAAAGGAAGAGTTTTTGTTCCTGAAGAAAATGTCACAACTGTACTATACACAAGCAAACCAGACAAAGAGTATTTTTATGGTGGTATAAAAATTGATAAGACTGCAAACGGATATACGATTAACGGTTTTGATAATAGTTTAGCATATTTTAAATATAATAAACCAAACACAGCAACAGATGGCATAACAACATCATTTAGTGGTGTTACTAATGTAAGTGTTCTTAGATATAAAGTTTTTGAAGAGGAAACTAGTACATTAGATTATAATACTGAATTAAATTCAATACAAGAAGTTTTTGACTTTATTAATGGATATGGTTACTATTTGAACGAGTTGGGATTCACACAACAATGGAGAACCAGTGCAGGCAATTTTGTAACATGGGCAGTAGGAGAAAGTACCACAACATTAATTATTATTCCTGATGATTCAAAAGTTGTAGTAAATGATGGTACAGATGGATACTTTGATAATATCGATAAAAAATATGATGGAGTATACAATATCAGTAATCGCAGTGGCAACCAGATATCTAGTAATGAACTTATAATTGACAGAAAAAGCATGGAGCCAGATAGTGAAACTACATTCCAAGTTAAAGATGATACTACTAGTGAAATATTTGGCATAAGATTATACAAAGTACAGTTGCAACACATTTTTGTATTTGACAACATTACTAATTTTGATGATGTATTGCATGATTTAAGTATCGGACAAAGTCATACAAGAATTGTTTGGCAAGGGTCGAGAACAAGAAATTGGAATGGTAAATTATATTCACCAGGATACATTGTAAATGACAATACAGTGCTTCCTAACTATGATACTACCGCTAAAGAAGTGGATCAATACTTAGGAAGAACAAACACACTAAGCAATAGCCAACTTAGTGATGTAGCAAGATTCAATGCAGGTTACAATAAACCAAGTTGGGGAACAAAACTTGACATAGATGATGATAGCTTGTATGAATTTGTAAAAGGAAGTTACAAATACAAAGGTACCGATCATGCATTGTCGGCATTTATGCGTAATCAGAGTTTGTTTGATGGGGAAGCAAGTGCCGAACTATTAGAGCAATGGGCAATTAGAATAGCTGACTTTGGTGATACATCTAGTAGAAGCACACTAGAATTTCAACTTACCCCACAGTTGTTGGTCACCAGTCCGCAACCTGTGAGAATCACAAAAGGTGAAAAATTTGACGTATTAAGTGACATTGTTATTGACATCGACAACAAAAGTCCACTTAAAGTAAGTGATAGCACAGAAGATAATTTTCAAACCAGACCAGTAAACACATTCAAAGATTCAAGTGACGAATTGTTTGCAGGAGATTTTACAACTTCTGGTTTACCTTTGCTAACTGAAACTGATTATAGAGTTATTAACAAAGAAGATTTTACAAAATTTCCTAAAGAAGTAAGAATTGCATACGATCACAGTGGTGATTGGCAGAACATAGGACAATGGAATGCAAATGTAAGTTACAAGTTTAATGAAAAAGTATTGTACCAAGGCAAGACTTGGACCATGCTAGATGAAGATGGTAGTAGTGGTATCGCAACCTCTGATGACCCCATTACAGTTACTGGTGCAAATCAACTTCCGGTTATTCCTAGCAGTGGTCAAACACTAAGCATAGACGGAAATACAATTACACTAATAAAAACAGCAAACAGTTCAACTAGAAATACTATTAAAGTAAGTGGTACACAAGACATTAAAAACAGCAATGTTGTGCCTCACGGTTCAACATTAATACTTGGTGAATCCAGCGGTATCACAACTACAATTACATTTACAAATAGTGTTGCTTCAACAGTATACAACGATATTACAAAATTAGGTACTGTTACTAATCCATCGATTACAGGAAGTAATACTGCTACATTAATTATTGATGGTACAACTGTAAACTTCAATGATACCAATGCAACTACAACCAACATTACGGCACAAACAGCATATGAAAATGCTTTTAACTCTAGTTGGATACAAAATCAATCATCAATAGCCACTACAGCGGCTACACGAATTCAAAGAATTGAAGGATTGAGAACAGACTACATTGCGGCTAACAGTGCCGCGGCATGGGGAACTTGGATAACAACGTACTACACAAACAATGCAGGATTGAACATTGCTCATTTAGTTACACTTGTACAAGCAGGAGGCGCCACTCAACAAGCCGCACAATTCTTACTAGACCAAGACTTAATCGTAATTAACAATATTAGAGCAACTAATTACATAGGTACAAACGTAGCAAATGGATCACAAGTAGTTGCTCCTGCAGATATTTCAGCGTCACAGAATGCTTTAAATACTGGAGCATACACAGCCGATATTGCAACTTATTTGAAAAGTGCCGCAGGTCAATCCACAGCATTTACAGGTAATACTGTAGTCAAAGTAGCAAGTGGCACACAGTTTAAAACTTATGATTTAAACGCTATTGTACAGGAAATTAATGACGCTAGTATTAGCAATGTTACAGCAAGTGCAAGTGGTAACAGGTTAAAACTTACCAAAACAACTAATACACCTGCTAATCCATTTAGTTTAAGTATTAGTGTAGGCAGTGAAAACACTAACGTTGGATTTAGCACAGCCACTGAAACAATACAAGCAAGTGCTAACACCACAGTGACAACACCTAACTTAACACAAACGCAAGTAATACAGCAAATCAACAATTCAGGAATAAGCGGTATAAGTGCTCAAGCAGGAGACAATAATTCAAATGTACTACAAATCAACAGTACTAAAGCAAACTTATTCATTGGTACAGGTACATCAAATGCTAGCACAGGATTGCCTAGCGGATTAATACCAGCAACTACAACAACAAATCAAACTAATATTGGACTTAATATTACTGATATAGTAGAACAAATTAACACAGCAAATATCAGCGGTGTTAGTGCCGTTAACGCAAACAACAAAGTTAGAATTACCAGCACAAATAGTACACTTGTAATTGGATCTGGTACAGCGAATTCTACCATAGGATTAACAGCTCAAACATACAACGCAACGCAAAGTACAACAAGTGCAATATTCAATGCAATACTAGATGCCAATGGAAATCCTGTGTTCATTGAAGATCAAAACGATCCAAATATCTTTAGTATATGGGTAGCAGATGACAGTGAATTTGGCAACTACAACCTAGGTTATCAGGTATATCAAAGCATGGACTTTGGAATGTATTCATATGATATTTGCGGTGGTATTGAAAGTGCTGATGAGGCAGAAATAAAAGTCAGTAGACAACCTGGTGATGTGCAAGCACATAATTTAATAGTTGGTGATTATATTCTTATAAGAGGTAGCAATAGTGTTCCAAACATAGACGGAATACACAAAGTAGTTAGAGTAAGTCCTGACAGACCTGACAAATTTTACATAGACGAGTTTATTGAAATCAATGGTAACACAGGTAATATCTATCCATTGAGAAAAGTAAGATTTTCCAGCTACATAGAAATGGAATCAGATCGCCAGCAAAAGATAAACAATGTTTACAAATACAATTTCAGTGGCATAAGACAAAATTTAACTGGTAGACCAATTTTTACTTTCGTAGATGATGACGGTACTGGTGTAAGTGCAGTTTATAAATGGGACGGTAGTTTCAGTGATGCTAACGGTAATATTGGCAGTTGGGTCAAAGTAAGAGCCGGAAATGTACAAGCAAGAAATGATCTCTTAGAACATATTAAACTTTATGATGCTGAAAAACAAAGTACAATTACACAGCTAGAAACCTATGACCCTGCAAAAGGAATAATATTTGGATTTGTTGATAGAGAGATTGATTTTAAAACAACTAATGACATTGCCAATTACAACTTCAACAACTTAGATGGTGGTCTTACTAACATTGAGGCTTGGGGTAGGGAATACTTGGGTACAAGATGGTGGAACACCAGTACCGCAGTTTATTTAGATTATGAACAAAGCAGTATTGATTACCAGCAAAATAATTGGGGGCGTTTGTTTGATGGTGCTAGTATTGACATTTACGAATGGACAGCAAGCCCTGTGCTTCCTGAAGAGTGGATAAATCTTGTTACACAAAAAACTATAGTTGACGGAAAACAAGCAAGTGGAGAAGCATTTAGTATTACAATCAACGGACAAATTGTTTATAATTGGACACAGGAAGATTATTACAACACTGCAAGTAAACAAACAGAAACAGTATATTACTTTTGGGTAAAAAACAAAATTAACAGTGTAAGAAACAGTAATTATAATGTATTTCAATTGAGTCAGATATTGTTAAATCCAACAGGATTCAATGTAAGTTGGGCCGCTCAAGCTGGATCAGATAGTTTATTGCTTACTAATATTGCAAATTATGTAAATGATGACACAGTAGCTCAAGTAAATCAAAAATCAGTTGGACTTGCACTTCCTATGCAAGATTGGTTAATGCTAGCAGAGAAAGATCCAAATGTTACAATACCAGAATACTTGCATATAAAAGTACGAGACAGTTTGGCAGGATTCAATAGATTCAGTGTAGACAAAACATTTACTACTTGGAACAACACAACGTTTTATGATAAAGATGCAGTTGTGAAAGATGGTGCAAATTATTACATAAGTTTGGTTGACAATCAAATTAATAATCCTCCTAGCACAGACACAGATATGTCTCATTGGCGTAGAATATATGACTACAGCTTCATTGAAGGTACACAGATTGATGATATCCGTATTTGGAGGGGACAACCTGTGCCAGATCTCAAGCTACACAAGTTCAATAGATACGGACATCAGATACGTCCAAGACAAAGTTTATACAGAGATTTAAAAGAAGCTAGACAAAACTTTGTTTATACTGTAAACTCATTGTTAAGTGAAGTAAATGTTATTGACGAAATCAATAATTGGGAAAATGCATTCACCAGCACTTTTGTAGAAGGAACAGTAACCTATAGAATAAAAGATTATGTAAACCTAGTTGATTGGCATTTGATTGAGAAAGATAATAATGGTAATGTAACCTATCGATTTAATCCAAATACTGTTGCTGACGTTGTTTACACAACAAAACAAGATTACGTTGATGCTGGAGAGCCAGCAGAAGGTAGTTATGTACTGATCAAATCATCTAGCCCAGGAGCAGATATTGACAGAGCAGAAATGTATTACTTTATCAATGGAGAAGATAAACTTGTATACAAAGAAAAAGCAACGGTACAACTAAGTGAAGAAATGTGGAATCAGGCAAAGTTTGGAAACGGATTTGATGCCATTGGTTTTGATGTAAATCCATTTGATGCATGTAGCGATAATACTATTGCTAGACTAATGGATCTACTGAGAACAGAAATTTTTGTAGGTACACATCATGTAAAATATAACCAGCTTTGGTTCAAGTTACTGTTCTCAGCAATTCTACAAAATACAGCAGATGATTTTGCATTTAAAACCACTTACACACATCTAGGGGTAAAAAGACCATTGTTGATAAACAAACCAAAATATCAGAATTATAGTATTGATACAGTTGAAGAATTTGTCAATGACATTAAACCATTCCATACCAAATTACTCAGTAGTATGGACAGCAATACCCATGGTGATGCTACAGATATAGAAATTGAAGATATTGAAAGAAACAATGTAATCACTATGAAATATGAGGATCATAGCACAAGAGATTGGGCATGTGACTTAGAATTGTTCGGAGGCGGTTTTACTACTGTAATAGGTAACATAGATGAAAGTACATTTACTACACAACAAGCTGATATAACTGATGATTATAACGGAAATGTGTTTGTACAACCTGTATGTGAAGGTTGGGGTGAAGAACTTGTGCCAACAGATTTTACTGAAAATATTAGTATTGCAGTACAAACAATGCTTACTCCGACCTTAGATAGCGGACATACAAGATCATTTAGAATGATGCAGTTTCAACCAATGGATATACAGTCAAGCAATGTTATTGTTGACGCTCAATGTACAACATTATTCACAGACATAAATGCAACTGATACTACAATAGTCGTTGCTAATGCAACAGGATTAGATAATCCAAATACACTTTCAGCAGTACCTGGAGTAATTTATATAGGGTGTGAGAGAATAGAATATCAAGCTATCGACAACAATACTCTGTTGTTCTGTACAAGAGGAACAATGGGAACCAGTGCAAAAGCACATACAAGTGGAGATAGAGTAATCAATACTGGTCCAACTACTAACATTCCAACAGTGGATAAGTTTTCACATTATGGAGATGGACTGAGATTAGCATACAACGACAGTGGAATGAGCTTAACAGAGCATGTTGCAGTACCACAAACGCCTGAACATAGATTCATTAGAAATGCAGGCAAAGGAACGATATAAATACATTAAATGGAAAGAGCGATGAGTTTAGATAAGATCAACGAAACATCATTAATAGGAATTGAAGGGCATATTAAAATATGGGATCCTGAATCAGGTGAAGTATTAGTTCGTAGAAGAAATGCTATCAACTACGAAAATATGAGTATTGCTATAGCTAGTTTGCTTGCAAACGAAGCTGGCAACTCAGGTAACCATCATATTGCTACAATGAGATTTGGAAATGGCGGAACAACCATTGACGGATTAGGAACAGTAACATACAAAGCAACAAACACCAACAGTGCCAGCGGTGCTTTGTATAATCAAACATTTAGTCAAACAGTTGACGAATCAGTAAGCGGAAGTGCTCTTAACGGTACAGAAATAAATCATACCAGTCCAAACACTTTCAGTGATGTCATAACAACATGTACATTGGATTTTGACAGTGTCACAGGTGAAGATGCAGATGACACTGCAACCAATATGAACGGCACATATGTATTTGATGAACTAGCAATTTACAGTGGTAACAACGATTTGTTAACACATGTTGTTTTCCATCCTGTACAAAAAAGTGCAAACAGAAAAATACAAGTAATTTATACACTAAGAATTAGATCAAGTTTCGCAGACTTATAATGAGGAAAAGATAATGCCATACACAATAGATTATAGTCAAAGCAGTAAAACAGCAATAGTTGTTAACGATGGAACAATTGATACCAGTACAAGTATTGGATTGATTGGTAAAAACTATACACGCTTTGGCGAAATACTAAACGAAAACATGTTACACATAATGGAAAATTTTGCTAATAAAAATGCTCCAAGTAATCCAACAGAAGGTATGCTGTGGTACGATACAGCAAACAGCCAACTTAAAATTTACGATAACGGTGTATGGAGTGTTATTTTAAGTGGTGCAGGCACAACTAAAATTGAATTTAGAAACAGAAAAGACACAGGTGGTAATTATCATAAAACAATAGAAATGATTGTAGATAACAATATTGTAACAATCACAACAGATGATACTACAGCTTGGACACCTCATGCAGATGAAAAACTTGAAGATGGAGTAACACAACTTAGCACACAGTTTCCAACTATACAAGCTGGTATCACAATGAACAATACCACACATTACAAATTTAGAGGTATTGCCACAAGTGCAGAATATGCCGACCTTGCAGAACGTTATGCCGCAGATGAAGAATATGAAGCGGGCACAGTAGTAAGATTAGGTGGGACACACGAAATTACACAAACAATGCAAGCACATGACAGTGATGTATTTGGTATAGTAAGTACTTCACCAGGATTTGAAATGAATGCCGCGGCTGGTACAGATGCTACACATCCGTTTGTAGCACTAGCAGGAAGAGTACCTTGCAAAGTAATTGGCAAAGTTGTCAAAGGACAAAGAATAGTTTCAAGCAATACACCAGGACATGCAATGGCAATAGCCACACCAGCTGACCAGTGTTATGCAATTATAGGAAGAGCATTAGAATCAAAAGATACAGACGATGCCGGAACAATAGAAGTAGTTGTGGGGGCAAAGTAAATGGCGCAGTCCATTGGGGATCAAGTACTTAATACTGATTTTAATCTAGTAGCATTTGATGTTAACAAGGTTTTTGGAGACAAATATCCAACAGCTCTTGTAACAGATGCTAACAGAGGTGCTACTCATAAATTTGGTTGGGGTGCAATCAATGTTGATGATAATATTGCCAATGGCGTAATAATTACAGCAGAAAGATTACAAGAACTAGTAACAAGAGCAAATATAAGTATTGACCATACCACAGTGAATGATCATGTACTTGTGTTTATTGTACCAGCAAATAGAACAACCATAGCCGCAGGCACACCTATTAGAGCAGAAGATCTTAACCTAGTAAGATCCAAATTTGATAATATATTAGCAAACAATGTCCACGCAACTGTAGACCCAACTAATGCAAGTGCATTTGTTGCCAATAGTGCAGGATATGGCAGAACTACAGTATGGGATTACCAACTCAATGGTGAACATAAGTGGTTATGGAATTCATATAATGATGCAAGATATTTTTTTAACGGAGGCGGACAGCTAAGAGCTAGCTTAAACATGACCGGTGGTAGCACAGCAGGTTACTATAACTGGAGTGATGTTATTAATGAAATGGGTGTCTTAAATTTTACTTTTGACAATGTATTTCAAAGTGCGGCAACAACAAGTGGTACCAGCGAAGGAAAAGGTTTTTATGATTTGACTGAATACTACGGAGACGGCAGTGACGCCGGAAGTGCTGACGAAGGATTGCTGTTTACTTCAAGCGGAGTAACACTTGGTAAACGTGGTGGAGGCTACGGATATGGTTATGGCTATGGTTACGGATATGGCTATGGTTACGGATATGGACAACAATTATACGGCTATATCACAGGAAAAGGTAATTACCCAGACTGGGCTGATCCAGCCAAAAAAAGCGGTTACGGATATGGATACGGTTACGGTTACGGATACAGTGGCATTTATGTAAGTGCTTATAGCTTGTATTCAACCTATCAATCATTGAAGTTTAGACTATACGGAAAATACACAGACAACGGAGCAGGTGTACAATTTAAGATGGTTTTAGATGATACAAGTCATGCAAACTTCATTGACGGAAGCATTACACCAACAATAAGCTATCTAATGCCTGATACACTTACAATAGGTACAACCAGCTTTGACGTAACACCAGCACCAACATTCAGTATTATAGACGACTTTACAAGTCCAAATGATAGTTAAAAAACTGTTGACAACCCACACATAAATAAGTTATAGTAGTACATAATTATAGGAGAAACTCAGTATGGACGAGAGACTCGAAAAAGCACTAGACTTTGCGAATTATCGAATAACATTAGGCAATCAACAACGTACACTTAAACAACGTATTCGTGTTTTACAAACTGTACATTACAATAAGGGTGTGTTTTTTGCAGACTCACAAACTATTAGTTTTGTAAAAGCACTAATCGATTGTGATAAAAAAGAAAGCGTAATTATTGATTCCAAAGAAAATCCAATAGTAATTGATGACCTAAAGGATTTTTTAGATACACTGCTTAGTGCTTACAACGAATCAATGAATGAATACAAAGTTCAATCAGACAAAATTAAAAAGTCGAGAAACATCAAAAGTTTGATGGATTGGTGATTTATGTCTGAGAAAAAAGGTAACGGCATTTGCATGTTCGTTTACAATAACGAACAGCTGGATTATACTAAATTTAGTATTATTGCGGCTTTATATGCAAAGAATCATATGAAACAAATTCCTGTAACATTGATTACAGATGAAGGTACACAAGGTTGGATAGAACAATCAGTTGATGAAAAACTATTGAACCGTGCTATAGACAATATTGTTATTGATAATGTACAGCATGAAATGAATCCAAGAAGGCATATGGACAGTCCTTGGACTGAATTTAATGCTCCATTTTACAATAGTAATAAACATCAAATTTTTAATCTCACACCATATGAAAAAACATTGTTAATTGATACAGATTTTTTAATCTGTAATAATTTTTATGAGTATCTGTTTGATACAGATATATCTATAGGTATGCATAGATACGCTGAATATTTAGGCGGCGATATACCATATCTAAATGAAGTTACACTTAATAATGCTGGTATAAATCATTGGTGGAGTACAGTAGTCTATTTTGATCGCAGTGAAGAAAGCAAACTGTTTTTTGATATTTGGGCTCACGTAAAAGATAATTGGGAATACTACAGCTTGTTATACCAATATCCAAAAGCATTGTTTAGAACAGACTTTTGTGTTAGTATTGCAAGTCATATGTTAAACGGAATGAACAATGACAACTTTGTACATGACTTTCTAGGAACACCACTTTTAAATATGGATCAACAAGATGATCTTACAAAAGTAAATGGTATTGGTGAATTAGTTTTTCTCAAACACAACAGAGCAGAAAAGTGGAAGAATATTTTGTGTAAACACACAAATGATAACCTACATTTAATGAACAAACGTGCATTAGATAGAAATTATGCCGAACTTATAAAAGAATTTGAAGGAACGGAAATTGTCCAAGCAATCTAAAGAATATCCAAAAAGAGGATTTGTTACGCTAGGTATCAATACTGACCAAGATAATATTAGATATTGTTATGGTTTGGCTTGTAGTATTAAATCATGTGATCCTAATGCTAGTGTTACATTGATAGTTGATAAGGATAAAATCGGAAATGTGCAAAGTTATTACCAAAATGTCTTTGACTACATTGTAGAATTGCCACACGGCAATAGTGCTCACAAAGATGGATTTCATGGAATGAATTTGTGGCAGATTTATCATTGTACACCTTATGAAGAAACAATCTACGTTGACTATGATACGATATTCTCAAATGTAGATGTTGATACATTATGGGATATATTATCAAATGGTGATATAAGTATTCCTTCAGACGCAATGAATTATAGAAATCTTAGAATAGATTATTCAAAGAGATTTGAATTTGAAGTGCAGTACAGATTGCCAAAACTTTTTAATAACCTAATTTATTTTCATAAAAATAGTGTGCTAGCAGAACAATGGTTTAAAATGGCTGATCCAGTTCTTCAAAATTGGAGAGATGTTTATTCACATTTGTTTACAGATAAAAAACCAGAAACTTTTAATAAAAATATCTTAGCCAATGTAGTTACCCATTTTTTAGATATGGAAATACAAGTCTCTACGAGATTAAACAATTTGTATGATTTACATTTAAACAGTCATGGAGTATTTTTAAATCCAGATGAGATACCTCAAAATTGGACTGATTCATTGAATTATTGGGTTACAGATGCAGGTAGAGTACAAATAGAAAACAGCGTAATCGGTGGTGGAATTATTCACTATAGTGATGAGTTATTTTTAACAGACGAAGTGTTGGATGTCTTCAGAACCAAAGTTACTTAGAGAACTACAAAAAGAAAAGCCTAGTCATAAATGGTATGTTTACTATGATGTAGACACAGGTGATATCGTCACGGTAACCAACAAAGAAAAAGATTTCATACATCATCCGCATCTAATTACAGACAGTGATGATGCAAGGCAAATGCTAATGGGCTTTGTTGACCCAAAAAAATATGCTATTGTAGACATCAATGGTGAACTTAAACTTGTTGAGAAATCAGCAGTAATTAGGATCAAAGAAGCTGAAAACAAACTTAGTATTGTGCCTATAAGCAAAACACAAGCAGATGTTAATATATTCTTGTACAATAATCAATGGAAGATGGAAGTAAACTTTAGTCAAGATACATTGTATAGAATGACAGGCAAACGTTTCTTTAGAAATGTAAGTGTTAATCCTGAATCAGGAGCATACGATCCTATTAACCTATATCTAATAAAAAACAATGATCCTAACTTTCTAATCAAAACAATAACAATTGATCCTGCTGAATTAATCGACGAGGGATATTTGATATATGACTTAACACCTCTTAGAAGGTTGTGTAATCTAACTGAGATATCAATAATGACTAGGAAAATTTTTAGTAGTTATAGATTGCAACGTAGAGTAAACTTTACTGGAGTTGAGTATACTACTAGATATACCAAAAGACGTAATTTTTGTGTACCAACACCAGTTGACAACGATATTGCTTGTGACTTTACTATCCAACAAATTGATGACAAACAATTCATAAAAAGCAATTTTGCCAACCCACAGGACGAGAAGATATATAAAGATATAGGAATTTATTTGACAGAACCGCGTAATCCTAATAGATTAGTAGGAATGCTTAATCTCCCACTTAAAGAGATAGGATGGCAAAACACAATAGAAATTAATACTGATATTGATTTACTTACTTGCGGATTTTTATGCAAAGACGGCGCAAATTTAACCTTTGACTATGCAACCACGGAGCAATCACAATGACAAAAGTACCCATCAACGAATTTGACATTGTATACATTAGTTACGATGAACCAAATGCAGAACAAAACTATGCAGATCTATTAGATAAATGCCCGTGGGCAAAACGCAGTCACGGAGTATGGGGCAGTGATGCCGCACATAAAGCCGCGGCGGCAATGAGCGATACTGATAGATTTATTACTATTGATGCAGATAACATTGTAAGAGATGATTTTTTCAATGTTGAATTAGACATGAATAAAATTAGAGAAACAGATGTGATAAGTTGGGCAGGCAAAAATGCAGTCAATGGTTTGGTATATGGAAATGGTGGAATAAAATGTTGGCCCGTGGATGTTGTCAACAGAATGCGTACACATGAAGCGGCTCCTGAAAGTGATAAAGCAAATCAAGTTGATTTTTGTTGGAGTATAAGATATGTTCAAATGAACAATGTCTATTGTGATGTAATGAACAATGGTAGTCCTCTACAGGCATGGAGAGCAGGTTTCCGTGAAGGTGTTAAGATGGGTTTAGAAGGAGGAGATGTTGTTGATCCTAAAGACCTTAAACGTATTCATCAGGACAACTATAGAAGATTGTTGGTATGGATGAGTATAGGAGAAGATGCTACAAATGGTTTGTGGGCAATCTACGGAGCAAGACTTGGCTGTCACATGACAAATGTAGAAAGACGCAAATGGGACTGGCGTAATGTAAGAGATTTTGATTGGCTCAGCAACTTTTTTAGAGATGAACTATTCCCTGAATTTGAAGGCGGTGATCAACTGTGCGTAAATACTGGAGTCACATGGGATTGGAATAAACTTAAAGCTAAAACTGTAGAACTAGGAGAAGACCTCAGAGGAAAACTAGATTTAGAGATAAGTGATTTAGATTGGACTGGCAGTAGATTTTTCAAAAGAGTTTACAAAAATCCTCATAGACTAGGAGCAATGGTCAGAGAGGGCGAAGTGGATGATACCATCGCAGACTAAAACTTGCAAGCTAGCCTCAAATGGCTATGATCAAAGATCAAAGGGTGCTTGTTGTTTTATTAAAAATGGTTGGGACAAATTCCCTAGTCCTGGTACTGTTAAAGGATATTTAAATTCAGCATTTATAAAAGAAGTTAGACATGCACTTGCCAATGGTGAAGAACATAGTGCATGTGAAAAATGCTGGCAAGACGAAGCAAACGGTAAAAAAAGTAAAAGAATACATGCTGATGTTAATTTAGATTCACAACCAGACGGAGTGCTCACACAGCTTTCACTTTTTAGTGGAAACAAGTGTAATTTAGCATGTAGAACTTGTGGCGCACATAGTAGCACTGGATGGTTTAAGGAACATCAATACATACTTAAACAAACAGATAATTTTCCTGGTGTTTATGATAAAGCTAAGATCAAAAATTTTTCAAACAAAATCAATGTACCACTAGACAAACTACAATACATAGAAGTTCTTGGAGGTGAACCTTTTTACGAAACAGAGCATTTAGAATTTTTAGAAAGAGTTTGTAGAGAAGCTGATCCTAGTAAGATTACACTTTTTTATAGCACCAATGGCACCAAAACAATAGAGCCTAGTATTGAAAAAATGTTCAACAAGTTTAAAAATATTATGATTAGTTTTAGCATAGATGCAGTAGGAAAACGTTTTGAGTATATAAGAACACTAGGCGTATGGGATCAAGTTGAAGAAACTATAGCATATTGGAAAAGTAGACCTAATGTATCTTTGAAAAACCATGCTACTATGAGTGTGTTAAATATAATGTATGCCAACGAAGTTTGGAAATATTTTACTGATGTACATGGATTTGAGAACAATCAAATTGGTTATACATATGCAATATTTCCACCGCATTACAATTACAGTGTAATAAGCAATGCTACTAAAACTAAACACATGGATTGGATATTAAACAGTTTGTCTTTTGGACAGCATACAAAAAGTATACAAAGCTATTTTAAAAATGCAGAATATAATGAACAAAATTTTAAGTACTTTCTTGATGCAATCAAATACACCAACGATTTTAGAAAATTGGATATACAAGATTATTTGCCGGAACTTTGCAAGGTGTTAAATTTATGAGTTACTGCAAATTATTCAAACATGGACTAACTATTGACCCAGACGGCAGTGTATATCCTTGTTGTGTAATGGACAAAGGTAACGGATATCCAAAGTACTCTCTTGAAGATGATTGGCGTAGCAAACATATGGAGATGTATGAACAAAGTAAGCACGGCTGGGTTGATAGATGTCATGGGTGTAAAACTGTTGAAGAACGAGATGGCTCTAGCTATAGAACAACATATAATAAAAAATTAGAAGGTTATGAAGATTCTGATGGAATATTATTTTGGGATCTAAAAATCAATAATACATGTAATCTTGCTTGTAGGATATGTGGAGGTCACAGTAGCAGTACTTGGGAAAAAATTGTTAAAGAAAATCCTGATATGCCTCTAGGTGTTCATTACGGAAAACAAAATAGAAAGAAATGGCACAAGGAAGTAAAAGACCTGACCACAGAATTACATGATGCAATGGAAATAAAGTTCACAGGTGGTGAACCTATTATGATTCCACAAGTAAGGAAAATAATAGATTACTTGATTGAAAAAGATCTTGCAAAAAATATTAACCTCGCACTGACAACAAATGGCACTTGGGATCTAAGTGCATACTACGAAAAGTTTCGCAAGTTTAAAGCGACAACGGTGACAATAAGTGCGGACGGTGTTGGACCTCTGTTCAACTATCTTAGACAAAATGCAGACTGGGAGCAAGTTTGGCCCAACATTTTAGACATGAAGAAAAATATAGAACAGATTTATATTTTATGCACACCACAAGCACTTAACAATCATCTATTAGATGATATAAGAGATTTCTTCAAACAACACGATATCCACTGTGTTTTCAATCAGCCTGTATACAGTCCAAGTTGGATGAAGCCTGAAGCATTAGATGAACCTCGGTTACGCAAGAAGTTTATTGAACAAATGACTTTGTTAGATCAAATACATGGCACTGATTATAGAGAGTTTATGCCATGACAACATTTGGAAAGCAAGCTCTAACTGACAATGAATTTGATGAATTGTATGACGACTATGTAAAATGGTTGCTAAACTACAAAGTAAACATTGATGCTACACATAGATGCATGTTAGCTTGTGCATTTTGTAGCAGGACAATTTTAGATTGGGGAATGGATCAGGTCAAAGATTATCAAAATGCTTATGGAGATCTAACAATACAAGACGCTGTAAGATTAGGCAACACATTTAAAACACAAATGTTTTGCGGTAATATAAGTGATCCAATTTACAATCCACAGTTTTTAGAAATACTTGATGCACTAGGAGACACAACTACAGAACGTGTACAAATACATACCAACGGTAGCCACAAAAAACAAGAATGGTGGCACCAGTTAGTTGATATTTGCAACAGCAAAAAATATTTTACAGAAATGATTTTTGGCATAGATGGCATTGATCAAAAGACTGCATTGCACAGAAAGAATCAAAAATTTGATGAAAGTTGGTATGCTATGACATACTGTAAACAAAATTTAAATCCAAAAAACAGTCTTGTTACATGGCAGTTTATACCTTTCAAATACAATCAACATGAAATCGAACAAGCCAAACAGTTGGCAAAGCAACACAAAATAAGATTCTTGACTGTAAAAAGCGGTAGGTTTGGATACGACAATGGTCCTTTAGATCCGCCAGATGATCAAAATCTATACAGTACAAATATACAAAGCACAAGAGAATTTATTAGATATGATCAAGGCGAGGAACACACTGAGGAGGTCAAAGTATGAAGAAACTTAAACCACAATGTATGCCTCATAGATTTGATTTTAGCAAAGCTAAGGATTTAGGAAACTTTCCTAATTTTACCAGTGCTGGATTTATGATGCCTTGTTGTTGGTTAGATCATATGCCTCTCAAACAAGAAAACTATGCTAATTTGTGGGACGAAGAACTAAACATAAAAAATGTTGATTCTATTGAAGAAATATTGTATAGTAAACAATGGAAAGAATTTTTCAAAATGTTAATGAATGACCAGGAAAAAGCACATCCTATTTGTTGGAAAAACTGTGCAGTTGATGTTGAGGATGAATGATGCAAAAACTGTGGATATTTGGTGATAGTCATGCTGATCCAAATTCTAATTACAAAGAATATAAACATATCCGTCTGCACGAATTACAAAACATCGATGAGTTTGAACATACGTCAACTATACTCAATGTTTACAGTGAAAAAACTGGACAACGTTATGATACAAATTGTTTAACTTACGAAGGATGGGCTCATTGGTTGTCCAAAGAATATGATGTAGAAAATTATGCACAAGTTGGAATAGGCGGTGACACTTGTTTTTTACGTCTTACTAACAAAACTGATGAACATACAGACTGTAAAAATATCAAGGTGATTTTTATATTAGCTGATATATCAGATCGTGTGCCAATGATGGGCTACGAAGCTAGTAAGCAATGGAGTTTTTTATTTCATGCATATGATAAAAAGGATTATGATAAAATTATAGGCAAATCAAATAAGACCGGTGATTGGATAGACACTTACCACAAATATCACGAGTTTGCAAAAACTTTTATGATGGATCATGTAGAAACAGATGAGTATCAAAATAGGATTAAATTATTTCTAGGTGCTTTGGATCATTATGCTGGATTTTTTAAAAGTTTTATATGTATACCGGTTAACAAATATAAGTACACCGCAACAGAATGGCACAAGCAACATACTTTTCAAAACATGGAGGTTAGATATGATCTAACTCTAGAGCCTCTAGCAAGGCAAGGTGAAATGCCAAATGAAATGTATCAAGAAGTGTTTAGAGGCAAAAAACAAGGACGCTTAAAGCCAAAAAATTTATGGCCCAATCATTTAGATACAAAACACAATCGCTATTTTTATGAGCAGATGAAAGAATGGATAGAAACAGATGGGTAGAAAACAATTAGAAGATGAACTAAACGAAACAAGAGACTTGCTCAATAGTATAAGTCCTAGTTTTTGTTTAGCCAAATGGTTGCAACATACATTGTATTTGCAAAATGGAATGAATCACAGTTGTCACCATCCTCCTACACACAAAATACCTGTTGAAGAAGTATTAAAAAATCCTAAAGCACTACATAATACCCAACATAAAAAAGAACGTATGAGACAGATGCTTGCTGGCGAAAGACCAAAAGAATGCGATTACTGTTGGAGAGTAGAAGATCAAGGAGACAAGTTCTTTAGTGATAGAACTTACAAAAGTCAAACCAGCTGGGCAATGCCACACATATATGATGTTATGGAAAAAGGTGCTGACGCTGATATAGAACCCAGTTATTTGGAAATAAGTTTCAGCAATGTATGTAATCTAAAGTGTGCATATTGTAGTCCTGATCTCAGCAGTAAATGGATGGAAGAAATTAATCAGTATGGAGAATATCCAACACATTTTAAACACAATAATTTAGAAGCACAGAAGGACATGGGTAGAATGCCCATTCCTAAAAAAGATCCTAATCCTTATGTTGATGCATTTTGGAAATGGTGGCCTGAACTATATCCAAACTTACACACATTAAGACTTACAGGCGGCGAACCATTGATGAGCAAAGATTGTTGGCAAGTGCTGGAAGCAATTAAAGATAATCCAAGAGATGATTTAGTGCTTGCTATAAACACAAACTTAGATGTAGAACCTAAATTATTAGAAAGATTCATTGCACTTGCAAAAGAGATCGGACCAAATATCAAAGAACTACAAATATTTACAAGCGGAGAAAGTACAGGAGCGGCGGCTGAGTATGCACGTTTTGGTTTAGATTATGATAGATGGTATAAAAACTGCGATTGGGTATTAAGTGAATTGTACGGAGAATTTAAACTAGTTTTTGCATTTATGACCACAGTCAACATATTGAGCGTTGGATCATATCATCACTTTCTAAAAGACGTGATAAAATTAAGAGCTAAGTATATTAAACACAAAGACGATGGAAACGTTTTGCCTTGTATGTCTAACTTTCTTCGTTATCCAAATTTCCTAGCTATATGTAATTTAGATGATGAAACCAAAGCAATAGTGGAAAAAGATATTATAACTTTTGCAGAAAGTTATCAAGTCGGCAATACAAAGGATACAGGATTTTTATGGTTAGAAGAAATAAACCAATTGGAAAGATTGTTGGCATTTATGAATGATGACAGCATAGGTACATTAGATATGAACCGCAGTGATTTTTGGAAATATGTAGACGAGTATGATATTAGAAGAAATACAAACTTTGCAAAAACATTCCCAGAGCTAGAAACGTATTACAAAATTTGTAAAACATATGATTATCAAGGTGAGTCATGAAACATAAAGAACTACAAAAAGTTAAAGATCAAGTAAACAAAGTAGGTTGTGGATTTTGTGCGGCTAAGTGGTATAATAGTACTATATGGTTAAGCAATGGTAGAACTGCTAGTTGTCATCATCCAGAAGCACATTATATTCCACCCAGAGAAGTATTTAAAAATCACAAAGCAATACACAACACAGAGTTTAAAAAGCAACGTAGAAAAGAAATGCTCGAAGGTAAACGCCCTGATGAATGCACATACTGTTGGGCTGTAGAAGATGCAGACCCTGACGCAATGAGCGACAGAGTTTTCAAAAGTAGCATTTATACTCCAGAAGAAATAGAAGCAATCAAAAATATTGGTTGGGATGAAGATGTTAATCCTAAGACACTTGAAATTAGTTTTGACAATCTGTGCAATCTAAGTTGTAGTTACTGTAATCCTGAGTTCAGTACTACTTGGGCCAATGACATAAAAACAAATGGTATATATGAAGGCATGAAAACAGCAGGTGGCGGAGCATATCAGAATGACGGAGATCATGCTCATAGCTTTGGTCTCAAAGGACATGATGGCAACTTGTTTACCAAAGCATTCTTTAAATGGTTTGATGATGGTCTCAAAGAAGATTTACAAGAGTTAAGAGTAACTGGTGGTGAACCTACTCGTAGTCCTCACTTTTGGAAGCTGGTAGATAAATGCGAAGGTGAAAAGTTTAACTTTGCAATAAACAGTAATCTTATACTTGAAGATAAAATGATGGATAAACTGATTGATGCAAGCAAAAAGTTTCAAACATTTGATTTGTATACTAGTTGTGAAACAGCAGGCAAACATGCAGAACTAATACGACATGGATTTAAATATAACACATGGAAACGTAACCTTGTGCGTTTTGCTAAAGAAGGCAACTATAGACATATTAGTATTATGATGACAATAAGCAACCTTACGTTGTTTAGTATCACTGACTTTTTAGATGATATGATTGATCTTAAAAGAGAATTTAGCAACAAAGCATTGTTTCATATGACATTAAACATATTGCGTTTTCCTAGTTTTCAAAGTGTTACCCTGTTACCAGAGTATATTAAACAAGAACGAATAGCACATCTGACAGAATGGTTAGAAGCATTTGGAAGTTTCTTAACAGATAGTGAGAAAGCACATATACAAAGATTAATCACATATCTTCAAAAAATTAATAGAGCAATAGAAGATACAGATACAGTAGAAGATAAACAAGCAGACTTTGTTAAATTCTTCAGCAGTTATACCAAACGCAGAGATATTGATATTGTAAAAACAATAGACAATGCAGGATTTACTAAATGGTGGGAGGAAATGAATGAAGCAACAGCCTAACAAAGACCCAAGCAAAAGTTTTTGTATTATTCCTTGGATACATCTAAATACTTGGCCCAACGGTAGTGTGTTTCAATGTTGTATTACTGACTACAGAAATGTAATTGGTAATCTTAAAAATAATACGCTTGAAGAAGTATTCAACAATGACTATATGCGAGAACTTAGAAAAGATTTACTAGAAGGAAAATTTCCTGAAAGCTGTGTTAAATGCTATGAACAAGAAAACATGGGCATTACAAGTTTTAGGCAGAATGCTAATCGTCAGTTCAATCATCATATTGCAGACATAGAAAACAAAACAACAGAAGAAGGACATGTAGATGATGTAAAGTTACACTATTGGGACTTTAGATTTAGTAATTTGTGCAACATGAAATGCCGTATGTGTGGCGGACATCTAAGCAGTCTTTGGAATGCAGATGAATTAGCTGTATATGGATCACCTAGCGAATCAGCACCTGGCGGTGTTGTAAACACAAGAGATGTAAGCAAAGAAAACCTTTATGACTTGTTGGAAAATCATATTGATCATGTAGAAGAGGTATACTTTGCTGGCGGCGAACCACTTATAATGGATGAACACTATTATATCCTAGAAAAACTAATTGAAAAGAAACGCTTTGATGTAAGAATAAGATACAATACAAATTTACTCAAACTGAAATTTAAAAAATGGGACAACATTGAACTATGGAAAAACTTTGAGCATGTAAATGTACTTGCAAGTTTAGATGCTATGGATTCTCGAGGAGAGTACATTCGTAAAGGTACAGTTTGGAAAACAATTGAGCAAAATGTAGATAGAATTATGCAGGCTAAAGCAGAACAAAATGTTATGTTTAGTATAAGTCCTACAATTAATTTGTTTAATGTTAAAACCACACCTGAGTTTGTAGACTGGTTGTTCAGTAAAGGTTTGCCAATGCATAATATTC